TATTTCGGTTGACCCACCTTGGCCTTATGAAGGAGAAAGTAAAAATGTAACTTCATTTGATTCAGTAGGTAGAAGAGTTGCAAATCCATATCCTGAAATGAGTATTGAAGATATTAAAAAAATTGAAATACCGTTAATGGATGACGCTGTTGTATTACTTTGGACTACACATAGATTTTTACCAGATGCATTTGATATTTTAAAAGAATGGGGATTAGATTATAAAGCTACTTTAGTATGGAATAAAGAAAAAATAGGAATGGGAGCTTGGTTTAGAATGCAATGCGAGTTTTGTATAGTAGGAATCAAAGGGAAACCATATTGGCAGAATACAACATTTAGAGATATTTTAAACGAACCAAGAAGAGAACATTCAAGAAAGCCAGATTCATTTTTTGAAATGATTGAAAATATAACGTTAGGCAGAAGATTAGAATATTTTAGTAGAGAAAAAAGAAATGGATGGGAAGTATTCGGTAATGATGTAAATAAATTCTAATGGCAGACTTTCAAATAGCATTAAAAAAAGGTGATATAGGTGAAGATATTGTTTCTGAATTTTTAGAAAAAAAAGGGTGGATAATATACCGCCCTTTCACTAAAGATAAAGCACATTATTTTGATATGATTTGTACATTAAATAAAGAAAAGGTTATTGCAATTGATGTTAAAACAAAAGCACGTTTAAATAATTGGAATGCACAGGGTATAAATATTAAAAGTTATAATGAATATATTAATTTTGTTAAAATAACTTCAGTTAATTTCTATTTAATATTTGTAGATGACAAAACAGGCAGTGTTCATTTAGCTGATTTAATGCAATTGAATAATCCGATATACCCAAATAAAAATATTATTGCTTGGAAAGTTGAAGATATGAAATATTTGTTTACAATTTCACAAGAAGATATTGATAGATTATCTAAATACGACCAAAGAAATTATAAATTTAATCCAATAAATTAAAATGGCAGAAGATAAGAAAGGATTTATCCTATACGCAGACCAGAATGCTTTGTTTAATCAATTATCTAACGAAAAGGCAGGTGAACTAATTAAGTTCATCTTTGCCTACGTTAACGATGAAAATCCAATTAGTGAAGATATTATTATTAATTTAGCATTTACACCTATCAAACAACAACTAAAACGTGATTTGATAAAGTTCAATGAAATAAAGGGCAAACGTAGTGAAGCAGGTAAGAAAGGAATGGCTAAAAGATGGCAAAGTATAACAAATGATAACAAAGCATTACAAACGATAACAAACATAACTGTTAATGATAATGTAAATGATAATGTAATAAATACAAAAGCAGATGTAATTTCAACCGACCAGTGGGGAAATGAAATTGATGTAAATGGCTTTCACATAAAAGCAAAAAAGAAATGATAGTTAATCATAGAAGTAGTGATGAATTTTTAGAATTGTCTAGGTTAGATAAAATACCTTTGGGTTTAGGATTAGGTATTGATTTAGATGTTAACCTAAGATTTAAACGTGCTTCATTCAATATTGTGCTAGGACACGCAAATGTAGGTAAAACTTACTGGGTTTTATGGTACTTGCTTTGTTTGGCTAAAAAGCATAATCTTAAACATCTAATTTATTCAGCCGAAAATAGTGTTAACGGATTAAAAAGAAATCTAATTGAATTATACGCTGGATGCAAGATTAAAGATATGTTACCTAAACAACTAGAAAACTGCAAAAACTTTATTGAATCGCATTTTGATTTTATAGATGCACAAAAAGCTTGGACTATAGAAGAATTTATGAAAGAAGTTCAAGTGTTAGGTGATTATGATACTTTAATGATTGACCCACATAATTCATTCTTAAAGCCAAAGTTTGCTAATGCACACGATTTGGATTATGAAATGGCTACTAAACTTCGCTTGTTTGCGAAAAAAACGAATACTTCAATCTATATGTGTATTCACGCAGCAACTGAAGCACTGCGTAAAACGCACAAAGCAGGTGATTATGAAGGTATGCCACAAGCACCTAATATGGCGGATGCTGAAGGTGGTGGTAAGTGGGGTAATCGTGCAGATGATTTCATTGTTATTCATAGATATCCAATGCATACTAACTTTTGGATGTTTACAGAAGTTCATATCAAGAAAGTTAAAGAAACTGAAACTGGTGGTAAGCCTACATTCGCAGCTGAGCCAGTTATGTTTAAATTACAGAACGGAACACAATTTTTAAACGAAGGAAAAAACGTATTATGAATGAATTACAAATACAACTAGCAAGAATTGATTTAAGCATATCAATTAATCGTTTATTGTTTCGTTCTAAATCATTGCATTTAAGCGAAGAAAAAAAGCAAAACATACTAAGTGAAGCAAAAGCATTAGAAAGTGTATTAGAAACGATTAAAACATTATCTAAAGCGATTGAACAACAGTATAACATTAATTCAAGTTTGCATTTAGAAAATTTAAGACTGAAGAAGCAACTAATTAAACAACAAGAAGATGAAATATTGTAAGGATTGTAAAGAATCATTTGAGCCTATCAAAAAGTTTAATTCAACTTTATCAACTAATAGATGTGAAGTATGTTTAAAAACTGCTGAAGCATTAAAGAATTTAGCCAGTATAAAGAAAGAAAAGAAGATTAAGCAGAAAGAAGATTTGTTAACGTTGCAAGACTATTTGAAGATGACGCAACAGGTGTTTAATAAGTTCATTCGGCAAAGAGATGAGGGTAAACCTTGTTTCTCGTGTGGTAAAAAGATAAACGGAGTAGTTCACGCATCACATTACTATAATGCTAATAACCATTATAATGTACGATTTGATGAGAATAACGTTTTTAGTTGTTGTTACAAGTGTAACGTAAGATTATCAGGCAATCTAATCGAGTATGGCATTAACTTGGAGAAATACATAGGTAAAGATGAATTTATGATTCTACGTGAAAAAGCATATTTAACAAGAAAATTCACGAAGATTGAACTTAAATCACTACTTTTGGAATATAAAGCGAAGTTAAAAGATGTATCATAGTGTTAACACAAACAAATAGATAAGATGAGCAGAGAAATAACAATAGGTGTAATAGCCATTGGATTGATAATAATTACAGTAATAGTTGATAAATATACAAGGTTATGAAAGTAGGAGATAAAGTAAGATACAAAGGTGGATTGAATCCTGAAGCTGAATCGTATAAATATATTCAGTTTAATAAAGAGTATGAAATTGTAAACATTGATGGTAGTTATATTGATGTTGTTTTAGATAAAAGTTATTTATGGTGTTTTAAATTTACTGAAATAATAGAGATGTTTACTCCTGTACTTGAATCAAAAGACCAGCACTACAATAACACGAATGGAAGTCTTTACCTATTCGCTAAACAACACGAACTAAATGCGTATGAATTTGATATTTTGAAACGTATTGTAAGATGCAGAAAGAAAGGACAATTCCGAGAAGACTTAGAGAAGACAAAAAGAGTGATTGATTTATACTTAAAAGAATTTGAATTATGAGAAATTTAATATACATTTACATAATAAACAAACTTTACAAAGGACTAGAATAATTATTTTTATTTTTATTTTTGTATTATTCATTTTATTTTATATCTTTACAGAAAATTAACGTCTATTATGAGCGCAGATTGGCTAAAACATATTGCTAAACATCATAAAGAATGGGTATCCATTGTCAAAGGATGGGGAGAAGTTGAATACTGTGAAGATATAGTTCAAGAGATGTACATAAAACTACTTAAATATACTACAGAAGAAAAGATTGTCAAAAATGGTCAAGTCAATAAGTCTTATATTTGGTTTACTTTACGATCTATTTTTATTTCAGCAATAAAAGAACGCAATAAGATAGATAAAGTTAGAATTGGAAACGGTTTTGAAGTGGAATACGTTTGTGAATTAGAAGAATCAGTAGCTTATTCAAGAATGTTAAGTAAGATTGACAAAGAAATAGATAGCTGGGAATGGTTTGATAAGATGTTATTCAAGCTATATGCAAAGTCAGGAGATTCAATCAGGGATATTGCAGAACGTACACACATTTCAACGACTTCTATATTTCACACATTGAAGTATTGTAAAGAAAGAATCAAAGATAACGTATCAGAAGATTACGAAGATTTTAAGAATAACGATTTTGAATTAATATAACAACTATGAATAAAACAGTAAACAAATTTTTAGAAGAACAAGCAGCAGGTATTGCTTTGAAGATGGATGAAATAGGAAAGTCCGAAACACCTAACTTAGCAGATTATCATTTCTTGACTGCATTAATGATGAGTATTCAATATTTAACAGAATTGAACAATGGCAAAGCAAGTAAAAAGAACTAGAAGAACACCAGAGCAAATGGCTGAAGCTAGAGTAAAAGAATCACAAGGATTAGGTGATACAGTAGAGAAGGTATTTCAAGCAACAGGTATATCTAAACTTGTTCACTTTATTGCTGGAGATGATTGCGGATGCGACAAGCGAAAAGAAACATTGAACAAATTATTTCCGTATAATAATCCTTTGTGTCTAACAGAAGACGAATACCAGTATATAGATGCTTACATTCTTTCTAAACGTGACGATCTAAAACACGGAGAACAAACTAAAATGTTAGCAATATACAATAGAGTATTCAAGAAAGCAGATGCACCTTCTAATTGTGCTAGTTGTTGGAGAGATATAATGAACGCACTTAAAAAAGTACATTCAACTTATGAGCAAGTTGTTTAATACAAAATGTGTTACACAAAATGTATAAGCCAGAAGATATGAAATACTACATCGCAGTTGTAAATGATAGAATCCATCTAAAGGAATGGAAGAAACTAAAAACAAATTTGCAAGTAAGTGGTTATTCATATATAGTGTTTTTTGATTATAGCATTCAAGAAATAGAATTGAATGAAGTAACAAAGGATGTTTTTAAACAGATGGCATATAATGAGAATTAATCATTAATGAATACTTTTTTGAATATGGAAGATAATAGGAAGAATAATGGCGGTAATAAGAACGCAGGAAGAAAGCCAAAGGTAGAAGAAGAGAAAGTGAATACATTGTTCAACAAAGCACTTAAAGTTCTTTACAAGCAAGATACGGATGAAAGTAATAAAGTAGCTTTTATTGTAGATTTATTAGATTCACAAAGAGGTCAAATCTTTGTAGCAGAGCATCTATTCGGTAAAGCAAAAGATACGGTAGAAACAACATTGAATGTAAAT